CCTGAAGTCCGCCACGCTGGATTGGCACCTGTTGGAGGCGACCAAGAAGGAGAAGAAGAAGGACCTGTCCAAGGTCAAGCACACCTGCCCGGAGTGTGACATGAAGGTCTGGGGCAAGCTGGGCATCAAGGTGTTCTGCGAGGATTGCGATGTGCGGCTGGTGGCCGAGGGACAAGAGGAGGACGAGGAATGAGATATTTCATCATCCGGCACAAACCTACCGGCTTCGCCCTGCCGTTCGTCGGCCGCGGAGCCACCCACATGGAGCCGCAGGACCCCACCGTCTGGCCGCCGCGCCTGTTCGCCAAGGAGGGCGCAGCCAAGACCGCGCTGACGTGGTGGTTGAAGGGCAGGACCTCGGTGACCTACACATGCGGCGATGGGTGGGAGGTGGAAGCTGACGAGCACTGGCACACCGAACCTGTCGAGGATCGCCGCGCTGAGGGTATGGAGGTCGTGCTCGTCCACCTCATCAGATGAGTACTTGACACCGCCCTTCGGGGCGGTGTAACATCCAGTCAGCCGAAAGCCTTTCAGTTGTGTCTGGGGTGAGTAGGCTAGACCACTGGCCGGGCGGACCCCGGAGCACTGCAGAAGGATCGCCCAAGATGGCAATCGACCTTAGACTGAAACGGCACCTTGTCTTCTTCGAGATTGACAACGCCACCCCCCACGACCTGTCGCGCTTCCACCGCATCATCAGCCAAGCTATCGCGATGGGGCGGATCGGCGCTGATGACTTCGAGGAGGTCATCGGCTCGTACGAAGGCAAGATGAACGTCGCGTACTGCCTGACTGCTCCGGCATGGGGGCACCTGAAAGGCGTGCTCGCCGTCTACATGATCAACCAGCGCGAGGTTTACGCCTACAGCTTGGACGCCTTTTGGCTGCTGTCGTTTCGGTACAGCGCTAACAGCAAAAGCTGGGTGCAAGAGGGTGAGCAGGTAGCGGGATGGAGCGCGGGTAACACCCCGCCGAGCTCGCCCGGCTGGACCTACTTCCCCAGCAGCGGCCTGTACTTCACGATCGACATCAGGGAGGCGGTGTGATGGCTGTCCACTTCGAAGACCTCAAGCTTCCGTCGATGAAACGCGCGATCCAGATTGCACGCGGTGAGATTGAAGCCGCCGCTGTGCAGGAGGTCACCGACGCGTGGCAAGTGATCCACGATGGTGGCCGCCACGCTGGTCTGATGCCGTGGCAGCTGGGCGTGTTGCAGAACCTCGTGTTCGGGCAGGTCGTGCAGGTCGTGCAGGGAGAGCCCCGCACGGTGCCCGGGCTGCCCGAGAGCTACGCCCCGTACGGGGCACTGAAGGGGATTGAGAGGTAGGGAGACCAGTGCGGCATTAGCAGGCCTGACACCACGCAGAGAAGCAAACCCGTCCACTCCTCCCGAACGCCCGGCTTGAACAGCCGGGCGTTTTCATTTATCTTGTGCGGCATGGCAAAAGTAGGCAGACCCACCGACTATCACCCCGGCATGGCGACGGCTCTCAGGCTTGCGGCTGACGCAGGTACTCTGGGCGCGGCTACCGCGAATGAAATCGCAAAGGAGCTCGGCATCCACGCGAGTACCGTCTACGACTGGATGAAGCACGAAGACTTTGCCGAGGCTTTCACGTACGCGCGCACCAGAGCCGATCGAGAGATCGAGAGCGCGCTGTTCAAGAAAGCACGCGGCTTCGACTTCACCGAGACCACGAAGACCACCAAAGAGGGCGGCAAGCGCGCTGAGAAAGAGGGCGCCCCGATGACCGAGGTCACCGAGAGCGTGAAGCAGGTCTACGTGCCTCCTGACACCGCAGCAGCGGTCTTCTGGCTCAAGAACCGGCAGCGCAAGGACTGGACCGACAAGACCGAGGTCGAGGTCAGCGGCAACTTCGCAGATCAGGTCGAGGCTTACCTCGCCGCCAAGCGAAAGGCTGAATGACCCCCAAGCAGTTCAATCAGGCTCGCGTTGAGATCGCAGCAGAGGGTCGCTACGACCCGCTGCTGTTTGCCGAGCGCTCGTGGCCATGGGGCAGCGGCACGCTCGAGGGGCAGGACATCCGGGTATGGCAGGCTGACATCCTTGACGTCATCGCGCAGCACCTGCTGAATGAGAAGACGCGCCACCTCCCGCTGCGTATCTCGGTGGCTTCGGGCCATGGGATTGGCAAGTCGGCCGAGATCGGCATGATCAGCACATGGGCGCTGAGCTGCTACCGCGATCCGCGCATCGTGATCACCGCCAACACTGAGAGCCAGCTCGTAACCAAGACCAGCCCGGAGGTAGGCCAGTGGGTCAAGACCTCGCTCTTCGGCGACCTGTTCGACATCTCGACCATGTCCATCAAGCTCAAGGCCAGCCCTGACCAGCACCGCGCCGACTTTGTGACGTGGTCAGAGAGCAACACTGACGCCTTCGCTGGCCTACATGCCGCGCGCCGCATCGTGCTGCTGATCATGGACGAGGCCGCAGGTATCCCTGATAAGATTTGGGAGGTGGCCGAGGGCGCCATGACTGACGAGGACACGGTGCTGATCTGGATTGCGTTCGGTAACCCCAGCCAGAACATCGGCCGCTTCCGCGAGTGCTTCCGCAAGCACCGCAAGCAGTGGGTCAGCCGGCAGATCGACAGTCGCACGGTCGAAGGCACGAACAAGGCCGCACTGCAGCTGATCGTTGACACGTACGGGGAACACCACGACGTCACCAAAGTGCGCGTCAAAGGCCAGTTCCCTTCGGCCGCCCAGCTGCAGTTCATCTCGACGCTGGACGTCGACAAGGCGTTCGGGCGCCACTACCCCCGACAGAGCTACGAGTTCGCGCCCGTCGTGATTGGCGTCGACCCGGCATGGACAGGCGCTGACGATCTGGTGATTGTGAAGCGCCAAGGTCTGGTCAGCGAGGTGCTGCGCGTGATCCCGAAGAACGACAACGACTGGGAGATCGCGACGATCGTGGCCAACCTCGAGAGGGAGCACAAGGCTGACGCCGTCTTCATCGACGGAGGCTACGGCACCGGCATCTACTCAGCTGGCCTGACCATGGGCAAGGACTGGCGGCTGGTCTGGTTCGGCGGCACGTCGCCTGACCCGGGCTGCATCAACATGCGGGCGCACATCTGGAAGGAGATGCGTGACTGGCTGAAGACAGGCGGCGCGATCCCCAACGACCAGATGCTCTACGAGGACCTGATCGGTGTTGAGACCAAGCCTGATGTGCGCAACGGCCGCATCCAGCTGCTCTCGAAAGAGGAGATGAAGAAGAAGGGGCTGCCCAGTCCGAACAGGGCCGACGCTCTGGCCTTGACTTTTGCCGCGCCAGTTGAGAAAAAGGTGCATCAGCCAATCGACCCCCGTGGCGCTGAACGAACAAACGCGGCCCTGAAAGGCGCCGAGGTCTTTGATCCGTACGGGGGATGATGTGTGCAAGGTTAGAACACCAGCGATGCCAGCGCTACCACCGCCGCGGTCTCAGGCGCGCAGTCCTGCGCGATCCGGGGCAGCGGCCATGGCAGGCCAGCGCGTGAGCTCCGGCTACAACAACCGCACGCAGGTGCCGCAGTTCGCGCTGCCCGTGCTGACCGCCAAACTGGGCGGCGTGCCCAACGTGCTGGGCGGTTGACGTGCAGAGACCGGAGTACAAGCGCGCACAACGGATGGCCGACAGTCTGAAGACCCACCGGGAGAGCTGGGACCCGGATTACGCCGAGCTGTCTGACCTGCTGCTCCCCACGCGGGGGCTGTTCAACCGCAGCCCGGCTGCAGAGGAGCGTTCCCGTACGGGGAAAACAGGCAACCTCAACCGCAAGATGCTGGACAGCACGCCGCGGCAGGCTCTGCGCATCTTGCAGTCTGGTCTGCAGGCGGGCATCACCAGCCCGGCCCGGCCGTGGTTCAGACTGAAGACCTCGGACGCAGCGCTCAACAAAACCCCCGCGGTCAAAGAGTTCTTCGACATTGCGACCAACGTGGCCCGCGAGCTCCTGAACAGCACCGGGCTCTACAACACCTTCCACACGGGCTACGGCGATCTCGGCACCTACGGGACAGAGTGTGCTCTGATCGAGAGCGATCCCATGCGTGCGCTCAGCTCGCAGCAACTGGTGCCCGGATCGTACTGGCTCGGTGCAACAGGTCAGTCGCGCATCGACACCATGTACCGGGAGTACAGCTCGACCGTGAACCAGATCGTCGGCAAGTTCGTCTACAAGGGCGAGCGGTACGGCACGCCTGACTGGTCCGCAGTGCCCGAGCGCATCAAGAAGCTGTTCGACGCTGGGGACGTAGGCGAGCCCGTGTCGGTGTCGCACCTGATCACACCTCGCACGGACACGATGCCGGGCATGGCGCCCAACCGCAAGCCGATCGCCTCGGTGTACTGGATTTGCGACAGCTGGGGCAAGGAACACCACGCCAAGACCGAGATGCTGATGGGCGTCAGCGGCTACGACCGCAATCCGATCTCGGCCTCGCGCTGGGAGACAGCGGGCGAAAGTGTGTACGGCATCGGCCCGGGCATGGACGCCGTACCAGACATCCGTGAGCTGATGTCGAAGCGCCGGGAGTACGCCGAGATGCTGCGCAGGGTCAGCCGCCCGACGATGAACGCGCACACCGATCTGCGGCGCAGTGGGTTCTCCATGCTGCCCGGCGCGGTCAACTTCATGGCCGATCCAGCCAAGGGGCTGACGCCTGCTTTCCAGATCGACCCGCAGTTCTCGGCCCTCGGGCAGGACATCAACGAGACCCGCGAGCGTATCTGGTCGGCGCTGTACGCTGACCTGTTCATGATGATCTCTAACCTCGATCGTCGGCAGATCACCGCCCGCGAGATCGACGAGCGGTCGGAAGAGAAGCTGATCGCGCTCGGCCCAATGCTGGAGCGCCTGCACTTTGAGAAACTCGGCCCGACGCTGGACACGGTGTTTGGCTACGCCATAGACACCGGACGACTTCCCCAGCTCCCCGAGGAGCTGAAGGGCGTTGACGTCGAGATCGAGTATACCTCGATGCTGGCTCAGGCTCAGCGCGCGGTATCGACCGGAGCCATGGAGCGGCTGTGGGCCTTCGCGGGCAACATCTCGGCTGTGAAGCCCGAGGTGCTCGACAAGCTCGACGCAGACCAGAGCATCGACGAGTACGCCGACATGATCGGTACACCGACGTCGGTGGTGCTCAGCGACGACAAGGTGGCCGAGATCAGGCAGGCACGCCAAGCCGAGATCGAGCGGCAGCAGCAGCTCGAGACGATGGCCACAGTGGCACCGGCCATGCAGCTAGGCGCAAAAGCGGCGGCCGTGCTGGCCGAGGCTGACAACCCTCGCGGCCCGGCCCCGGGGGACATCCTCCGGCGCATTGGCGCGGCACCGGGAATTTGAGGGGTTGAATGCAAACTGACGATGGTGGTACACTCGACTTCGAAGCAGCCGCGCAGGACCGCAGGGACCTGCAGTCGGTGCTCTCTACGGTGGAAGGGCGACGGTTCATACGTCGTCTGCTCACGGAAGCAGGGCTTTACGCGTTCTCCCCGCAGGGCTTGGACGCAGCGGCCTTGACGTATACTGCCGGTCGGCGCGACTTCGGTCTGCTGATCGTATCCATGGTGACGGACGCTGACCCCCGGTCGTTCGCACAGCTGACAAACGAAGCAGCGCTCGAGGCCGTAGAGGTCAAGCGCAGAGACAAGGGGGACCCCGATGGAGAATGACGGCGAGATCGAAAGCGTACTGACAGGCGGGCAGGACACCGTCGCGGCCGACACCGGCAACGACACCGTCGCGGCCGACACCGGCAACGACACAGTCGCGGCTGACGCCGGCAACGACACAGTCGCGGCTGACGCCGGCAACGACACGGTCGCGGCCGATACTGGCAACGACACAGTCGCAGCTGAGACCGACACGGACGTCGTGCCTGAAGGCGATTACACGTTCGAGCTGCCCGAGGGCATGGAGCTCGACGCCGATATGGCGGCCGCAGCTCAGCCGGTTCTGAAGGAGCTGGGGCTCAAGCCGAGCCAAGCCAACAAGCTGGCCAACCTGATCGCAGAAGTGCGGCAGAAGGAGGCTGATGCGATCGTCGACAGCTACGTCAAGACGCAGAACGACTACGTCGCGGCCGCGAAGGCCGACAAGGAAATTGGCGGCACCAACTGGGGTGCCAGCACAGCCGCAGCCAACCAAGCGCTGCAGAAATTCGGGACCCCTGCGCTGACCGCTGCCCTGAAGGAGCACGGCATGCAGAACCACCCCGAGCTGATCCGCGCTTTGGCGCGCGTCGGTTCGGCTACCGCAGACGACACGGCCGAGACCGGCGGTGCAGTCGACACGAAGGAAGTGCCTGCTGAAGAGCGCTGGTACGGTTCCACCACACCAACCACCAAGAGGGGGTAATCATGGCCATCATTGGCAACACGTATCTGACGCTCGCCGATCTGCGCAAGCAGCAGAACAAGAACGACGAGATCGCGGACATCATCGAGATCATGGCGCAACAGAACGAGATGCTCGGCGATGCGCCGACCATCGAGTGCAACGAGGGCAACACGCACCTGACCACGGTGCGCGCAGGTCTGCCCAGCCCGACTTGGCGCAAGCTGTACCAAGGGGTCCAGCCCACCAAGGGCACCACGACCCAAGTCCGTGACGCGACTGGCTACATGGAAGACTGGTCTGAGATCGACGCGAAGCTCGTCGAGAAGGCCAAGAACCCCGCCAAGTTCCGCATGAACGAGGGTAAGGCGCACATCATGGGCGTCGCCCACGAGCTGGCCGAGACGGTCATCTACGGCGATACCGCGACCGAGCCGGAGAAGTTCACCGGTCTGGCACCGCGCTACAACGACCCGAACGCCGACAACGGCAATCAGCTGATCGACGGTGGCGGTTCGGGCTCTACCAACACCTCGATTTGGTTCGTCACTTGGGGCGAGCAGGCCACGCACCTGCTGTATCCCGAAGGTTCCGCGCTGGGCATCCAGCGTCAGGACAAGGGGATGAGCACCAAGGAGCTGGCTGACGGCTCGCTGTACGATGTCTACCGTGAGAAGTACGGCATGGACATCGGTCTGTCGGTTCGCGACTGGCGCCAGAACGTCCGCATCTGCAACGTCGATGTGGCCACGCTGACCGCCGACGCTACGACCGGCGCCGACCTGATCGACCTGTTCATCGAGGCGCTGTACCGTCTCGACAACCCGAACACGGCCGGTGGGAACCTGTGCATCTACACCTCGCGCACCATCGCGAAGTACATGCACAAGCAGGCAATGAACAAGACCAACGTCCAGCTGACGTTGGAAGAGTTCGGCGGCCGCAAAATCCCGGCGTTCGCGGGCATCCCGATCAAACGGATGGACGCGATCCTCGAGACCGAGGCTACCATCACCGGCTTCTGAGCCTGACGCACTAGGCCAGCGGGTAACCGCTGGCCTCCATCCACCGGGCGCAGGCCCGAGAGAGTACGGAGAGAAACATGCTGTTTGACAAGCAAAACCTGTTCTCGGACGCGCAGGCGATCACCGCCACCGCCGCTTCGACGAACGTCATCGACTTCGGCGCACCGGATACGCCGAAGCACGCCAAGAACGCAATCAGCCGGGACATCGGCAAAGGCAACAAACCGCATATGCGCGTGCAGGTCGTCCAAACCTTCAACACGCTGACGTCGCTGACCGTCGCCCTGCAGGTCGACGACGACGTCGACTTCGGCTCGCCGAAGACCGTGATGGACATGTCCGTCCCTCTGGCGCAGCTGGTTGCAGGCGCGGTCATCCTGCCGGAGCATATTCCGCGTGGGTCCAATGAGCGCTACATGCGCCTGCTGTACACCGTGGTCGGCACCAACCCGACGCTGGGCAAGATCACCGCTGGCCTTGTGTTCGGCAATGAGGAGCGCGACGTATGAGCGGCGCTATCCTCGTAACGGCGAAAGCGAAGGGCTTCTACGGAGCCCTTCGCAAGCCCGGCGATGTCTTCGAGATCGCAGATGAGCAAGCCTTCGCTGACCGGTGGATGGTGCGCGGCGGGCAGACCGAAGCCATCATGCAGAAGCGCGGCGTTTCGCCCGCCGAGCAAGCTCGACAAGAGGCCCTCGCGTCCGGCGGCCCGAGCGTGGCCCTGACGACCGCGCTGGCTGACCTGAAAGATGCCGCCGAGCGGGAGACCGCTCTGCTGGCAAAGATCACGGAGCTCGAGGCGGCGATCGCTACCCGGGACGCCGCGCTGGCGGAGGCTGGGGTAGAGACCCCGGCGGCCACCGAGCCCCCGGCGGCCACCGAGCCCCCGGCGGCCACCGAGCCCCCGGCGGCCACCGAGCCCCCGGCGGCCACCGAGCCCGTCGATGAAGTGAAGCCAGCGGCCCCGGTGCAACGGGTCCGCCGTACGGCAGCTCCGGCTGCCTGATCTCGCGAGGGCGCGAAAGCGCCCTC